CAACAGCAACAGGGAAACACTAATCAATTTACTTGCCATACCAAAACATGAGCTTTCAATCCAAGATGGTGGTGGTCTGGGTTCTCAAGAAATGCGTTTGTCTTTGAGGAATTTTTGGATAACAACGCTCAAACCAACCATGGGATTCATCGAAGGCACGCTCAACAGCCACTTCAAGGAAAGGCTTGGGCCTAACCATGTTATTGCTTTCGACCTATCTAATATCGAAGCCCTTCAGGATGACGAAATTAAAAAGGCCGAGCTTGCAGACCGCTTGGTGAAATCAGGGACCATGACACCGAACGAAGCAAGGAAACGAATATTCAAAATGGACCCTCATCCTGATGGTGATTTTCTGCTTGGTGCAATGGGGAGAGGCCCACAGGAAATACCACCACCCGTGATTGAGGAAGGCGAACGACCAAGCGACAACGAGCCTGTGCGTGCGCTGCTTGACGGCTCGACGAAGGAAGCCGCTGATGTAATGATGAAGCAACGGGAGGACCAAGAGGAAAGGCCCAAGGCGACTATGGCCACTCTGGCGAAGGGATTATTTTCAAAATATTTGGAACTTTTAATTCCGCTTCTTCAGGAGGAAATCGGGCCGTTCGAGGAAGAACCGACAAAACAAGATAGCAGGACACAGCGTGGTCTAAACAATGCAATAAAAAAACTAAACGCAAAATTGCATAAAGAGATTAAGCGATTCAAAAAGGATTATGCCGATCAGTACGCTTTTATTGGTGGGCCTGTTGCTGATGCCGGTCATCAAAATATTGTTACGGCTTCCTTCAGTGGTCAACGGGCAGCAGACATTCAGGCAATGGCGTCACCAGAAGATCGTCAAATTTTATTGAAAGCAAGGGGTCTTGAGAGTTTTGATATACTAAACAAAACACAAACGGAAACTGTCCAAAAAAGAATTAAGGATGGATTCAAAACAAACAAATCAATCACACAAATCACAAGGTCAATCGTCGATTTCTATGACAAGGGTTCGGAGCATATGGCCGAGAGAGTCGCCAGGACAGAGGTCGGTATGGCGACTATGCTTGGTCGAGAGGCCGCCTTTAAAGATGCCAAGTCTGTTATGGGCTCTGATGTTAAAAAGGTATGGATTACTGCTGGGGACGATCGTGTTCGAAGAGGTATCAATGGCAATGGGGATCATGTTAGCCTAAACAACGAGGAAGCTGGTAAGGACGGTTCGTGGATGACTGCAGCCGGAAATCGAATCAGGTTTCCACTTGACCCTGCAGCCGTTCCACAGGAAAGAATAAATTGTCGGTGTGATATGATATTTATCGAAGACCTATAAAGGGGAATTAATTATGAAGTTTGTTGGCAGTTCGGATGAGGGTACAAAGGTTTCCTTCTACAGCAGGAAAAATAATACAAGGTCTGTGTTCATCGAGGGATTCGCCAACCGGTTTAAGGACGGTGAAAAGCTTCTCGTCGACCGAGGGAATGACCTGATTGATCCAAAAGCTTGGGAGCTAGATAATTTTCAGACAAACGGAATAATCCTATTTAATCATGACCGTGATAATCCCGTGGGACGTGCGGTTAAGATCGAAGTCAATGATGACGGGTTATTCGTTAAGGCGAAAATGTCCGACTCAGACCATCCTGAAGTCTCTAGGATCAGGGATTTAGTGAAAGACGGTGTGCTGCGTGCCTTTAGTGTCGGGTTTGATCCAAAGACCTCGGCAGAGGAGGAAATCGAAGGCAAAAAGGTAAACATGATTAAGCAAGCTGAATTGCTTGAGATTTCTATCGTGAGCTTACCAATGGCAGAGCGGTCATTGTTCAATGTTTCAGCCAAAGCCCTTGCAGACCTTCCGTATGATGTCGCAAGAAAAGCGTGCATGGGTGAAGTGAATGTCTTTGAGGATGATGGAAAAACAAAAACTCCACAGCTAGTTGAGATCGTCAACAATCTCACGAAAAAGGAAGCCGAAGGAAACGAGCTGCCACCCGATGATGCTGCTGAAATAATCGATAGCCAGCCCAAGGAAGCACCCACCTCACCACTTCTTGATTCTGTCCGGCAAACAAATATATTACTATCCAACCTGATTAGTGAAATCAAGCTGATGAGTCAAAAGCTGGATAAGGTCGAAGAAGAAAAGGTAGAGGACGAAGAAGAAGAAGTTGAAGTGGTGGTCGATGAGGAGGAAGAAGAAGAGAAACCAGACGAGGAGGAAGAAAAGCCGAAAGCAGAAGAGGACGAAGAAGAAGAAGACGAAGAAGAAGATGAAGAAGAACCTAAAAAACTAAAACTAGTTGACGACCTCCACTCCCATTGCGATACAATACTACGCAAATATGGCTTTTAGAGTGACCGGAAATATTGTTTGATAAACATAATCAATTTTTATTGAAAAAAGGGGAATCCATGGATAAGCGAGTTAAAGAAGCAGAGCAGATGAAGACAAGAGTTGAGGAGTTGGAAAAGGAACTTGAGGCTCAAAAAAAATCAGCCATCAATCATGCTCCCGTTGGTCAAAAAACCAATAGCGACGAGCAGAAAGCGCTGAAGGCTTTTCATTGCCAAAATATTAAGCAGCTAATTGAGACGAATACCTGTGAGCCACGATTTAAATTCGTCCCCGAAGAACTTAAGCATCAGGTAATTAATTTGAAGCAGACGATTGATACCGCGCGAGCAATCGGTGTCATGTTTTATGGTGGCAAGTCGGATATCATCGGACGAGCAGATTCGGATGACCGGGTTTCCAACCTAAAGTCTGAGTTGGAAGCTTCTCATTTCGGAAAAGAAGTCATGCTCCCAATGACCAAGGCGTATACCACAGGCGGTAACCCTGATTGGATAAACACGATTACCGCTAGTTCGTATATGGCAGAGTTTGAGCTTGAGAGAAAAGTTACTGGTCTGTTTAAAGACGTTCCTATGCCATCCAACCCATACAACCACCCAACTCAAGACGGGACCACAACAGCACGCATCATTGGTGAGAACACCACCATCACCGAGGCGCAATTTCCAACTGGGCAGCTACAATTTTCATGTACTAAACTGGGACAATTTGAAATCGTGCCAGAGGAAATGAATGAAGATTCTGCACCTAGCATCCTTCCTACTGTTCGTGATGATGTTGTGATGGCTCAAGAACGAGCGTACGAAACGGCCATCATAAATGGAAATGCAGCTGACACGCTTGCCCTTAATGCGGACGATGCTCGTAAAGCATGGGACGGTCTACGTAAAATCGGTACGGATAACAGCGCATTTGGAGGAACCTACGATTTCACAGGATCACTCGATGATGCTGGTATGAAGGCTATGAAAAAACAAGGCGGTAAATTCACTGTGAATCCACAAGCCCTTGCTTGGATTGCTAGTGCGTCTGCTTATCACCAAATGGTCGGCCTAGAGATTTTCTCAACTGCTGAAAAATTCGGCAACAGCCTCTTCACGAATCTCACAGGTGTTTTAGGTGTCGCCTTGGGTGTCCCAGTTATCATTAGTGAGTACCTTCCTGAAACATTAGATGCTACTGGCATTGATACAGGTATTGGTGCCTTCACTGGCCTTCTGCTAGTAAACCGTCAGCGGTTCTTCGTTGGAACACGACGACCAATCAAGGTCCGAGTCATCCAAGACTTGCCTCAGAATGACCGTTGGTTGATGAGTAGCTATAGCCGGAAAGATTATCAGGGACGTGTCCAGTCGGCCACCGAGACCTCAGTCATCAGCGGCTTTAATATAGCCTCCTAAATACGTTCTTACCCAAGGTATTTAGATTAAGATGGAGGAAGGGGGATCGCTTAAGGTCCCCCTTTTTAAATGGAGGTATCGACCGTGGCTGTCTGCCAGCTTAGGCCTTATGAAACTCTAAACATATTCAAGCCAGAGGACAGGGCTGCTGGTTCCTTTGAGCAAATACTATTGATTCAGGGTAACGCTATCCTGTCTACGATAGTTATTGAGTCATTGGATTCTGGTTCGGTGCTTGTTGAATTTGAGGAAATTATTTATGAGGATCAGGTCAAACCTCTTTTCTCAAAATCATTTAGCGCACCAGGAACCTACCAATTTTGGACGCACCCATTTCACACAAAAATAAAAGTCACAGTCACCACCACAGACACATCTACCTTCACGATAAAATCCACCGTTCGGACAGACGTCGAAATTTTGAGGTCTAGTTCTTTAGACGGTGCGGATTTTGACCCATTAGATAATAAACATATTCCTGTAGGATGCTACGACCCAGACCAGGAGAAGCTTTTTTTCCTGAGATGTAAAAATGGTGCGCTGGTGACTGACCCTGTTGACACAGGAGACCCTGTTTTCATTGATGGGGAGACCGACACCACCCCAGGCGTCCTTCAAACCCTCGTCACGTCATTGGTGCCTGCCGGAAAAACGCACATCCTTTCTCAGATTCACATATCTAGTTCCCTTGGTGGAAAATGGTTGGCAGATATTGATTCTGCTATAATTGCTTCAGGTCGTGTCGCCTCCGGCTCTCCAAATTCATCCCTAGAGTTCATACCCAGACGTAGAATATCTGCTGGTGAAACTCTACGGGTTAAATTTACGGCAAAGGCAGGGCCTATAGTCAGTGTGAATCATCACATTATGATGTCTGAAATCTGAGAAGGAGAGAATCATGTCAGAAAAAGAAGAGATTTTTAACATTCTTGGTAATTCCTCAACTGGTGAAGGCCAGTTTGCAGTATCGAGAATCGAAGGAGAGGTTGCTGCAGCCATTAGGGGTCTGGTTGGATTCGCTTTCAAGGACTCTAACGGAAACGTGGTGCTCCCTCAATTGACCACTGATGGAAAGCTACCTGTTTCATCGGACGCTGCTGGTGTCCACTCTGAGAGCCAGGGGACGGTAACTCCTGTTGTCGCTGCTAGGACACTAGTCGCAACCGCAACACTCACCATTTCAAAAACATATCAGCTGAAATTTCTGTCAGTCGCA